ACTAACATCACTGGGGAGACAGCAACAACGTATGCACTTGTCTCAGGCGACACTAGCAAGTACATCCGCGTTATTCAAACAGCAACAAACACCGAGGGCGTAGACACAGAGTACAGCGATGCTGTGGGTCCTGTTGTCGAACCAGCCCCTGAACCTTAATAATTATGGCACGTAAAAAGAAAGCAGTTACTCCGGTAATTGAATCACCAGAAGAGACGGTAGTAGAAGCACCTTTCGTACAGAAAGCACCATCACCCAAACAACTTACTTATAAGTGTATTGAGTGCGGTCAGGAGAACGAAGTAAAAAAATGCAAGCGTTGCGGCAGTTCGTTGGTTCGTGAGGTATGATATCGAAGCAGAAGCAAATTGGTGTACTTCGCTCATTACTTATTCAGGAATTTAAACGTGAAAAGATAAAAGAGCAAATGATTTCCACGTTAAAGGGAAACCAAAACGTTGGGAAGGGAAATTTGTTGGCTGCACTTTACAGATTCAACTACAGTAATGCAATTAGAGTATCTGAAACAAGGTTTGACGAATATACAGGAATCATAAAATATTTTGATTTAAAGTTTGAGATTCGTCTTGGTAGCGCTCAATATGGATTGTTTTTAGATTCAGAGCAAAAAAAACAAATTACAAATCAGCAATACTCAAGGATTCGCTTTAGTGGTCGCGGAGACAAGATTCAAAGACTTATGTCTTGGATTAGAACAAAGAGTCCAGCATACTGGAGAAATAGCATTGATGTTGATACAAGCAAGGCGTATAAGGTTAAGAAGTTAGCTGTAGCCATTGCTAACAAACACCTAAGCAGACCAGACAGGTCTACTGATTTTACAACTGATTATTTGAGCAAGAGCTTCAAAGTATCAGAATACGCGGTAGATAGAGCCATTGCAAGATTTGTAGATTACTTGAGCGAGGAGTACGTAGCAGAAGTAGAATTTAGATTTATTCAATCACTGAAATAATGGCTGAAACTAGAGGCTTTAAAGAACTAAAAAAGGATTTCCTGAATCTTGAGTCTGCGCTGCGCAATGCAAATGTGCAACTCGCTAATCTCATACGTTCTGGAGCAAGCGCTGCCGAGGTGAATAAGTTTCAATCAGAAACTTTAAATCCTTTAATTGGCAAGTATAATAATCTTTCAAAAGAATTAGCCAACTACAACAAAAACGTAGGAAGCGGAGCCTCTTCTGTAAAGAAGTTTAATGACAGGGTAAAGGAGCTAACTTCTTCTGCAAATAAGGCTTCTTCAAGCCTTGTGTCTTTATCAGCAAAAACAGATAAAGCTGGTAAGTCTGCAGAAAACGCCAAGAATCAAAACAAAGGATTCCTTGACACCCTTGGTTCTGCCTTTACCTCAAAAAAGATTGCTTCTAGTTTAGGAACAGTTCTTCGTTTTGTTGGCATCTATGGCGCGTTATCTACTGCGGTCTCATTTGCCAAAACAACAATCGTTGGCTCAGTTCAAGCATTTGTAAACTTTGAAGAAAAGATAGGCCGTCTTTCTGCGGTTTCAGGAGCTTCAAGGCAGCAGCTTGATGCTATTTCTGCTGCAATTAGAGAAAGCGCTGTTCAAACTCGATTCACCGCTTCAGAAGTAGGTGATTTGGCAATATCTCTTTCTAAACTAGGAGCAACAGCAATCGAGGTTGAGCGTTTAATCCTTCCCGTTTCATCAGCTTCTCAAGCGCTTGGAGAGGACTTAAATGTAGTTGGTGAAACTGTATTAAAAGTAAATAATCAGTTTGGTCTTTCTGCGGCTGAGGCTGGAACCACGGCAGCTGTCCTTGTTGCTTCAATTAATAATAGCGCACTGAGTATCAACAGCTTTGCTACTTCAATTCAGTATATTGGACCGCTCGCACGTCAGGCTGGTGTTACTTTTGGAGAAACTGCCGCCTATATGCAGGTCCTCGCCAACTCTGGATTTACGGCTTCAAGGATTGGTACTGGTCTCCGTAAAATATTTATTGAGCTAAAGGAAGAGGGCAAGTCGCTTGCTCAATCACTTCGTGAGCTTTCAGAAAGAAACATTGGTCTAGCTGACGCAGTAGAGCTAGTTGGAGATAGGGCAGCTGGGCAATTATTGGTTCTATCTAGTAATGTTGAGATAATTGAGGAGCTTTCAAGCGAGTCATACTTGCTAACTTCTGCATTATCTTCTTCCGCAAGGCAGATGTCAACAACCAGTGGCGCTGTAAAGATATTAGGAAGCGCCTTTGATGAGCTTCTTATTTCAATCGGAAAAACCATAACTCGTTCAGAGTTCTTTTTGGATTTAATTGGGCTTTTGTCCGTAGAGTCTGAAGCTACAGCCAGAGCGTATAAATTGGTAAATGATGTAGCATTAGAAACTCCCGGAAAACTTGATGAGGTTTCAAAGGCTGTAATAAGTGGCGTTATTACTACGCAACAGGCTGCTCGGTCTCTATTTGCAAATGCATCGGATAAAGATGCTCAGCTTTTTGATAGTGTTTTGAAAAACATTATTGGGAAAGGTAAATTGTCTCTTGAGGAGGCGACAAAAGTATTTGAGCTTTTAGCAAAAGAACAGCCCGCTCAGGCTGCAGTAGCGCTGGAAGAGATATTATTTCAAAATAGAAAAATGAGTGAAGAGCAGAAGTCTCTTATTCGATTAACATTGAATGGCGTAAAAGAAATATCTCTTGCAACATTAATTGACCAAGCTCAAGCCTTTATTGGCGTAAATAGACTCATTGAGCAAAACGTTCAACAGATTCGTCTATCTACTGAAGCATTGGAAGAGCGAAAGGAAGTTGTTTCGGAATTTGAAGATGAGTTAAAGGCAATTGAAAACTTAGAATCTGGAGAAGCGAAAAGAACAAAAGCAATAAATCTTGAAGTAGACGTAAGAAGCAAAATGCTTAAACTTATTAAGCAAAATTCTGATGCGTCTATTGGTTTAATTGAATTGTCAGACGAGGAGATAGCATCTAACGAAAATAAGATTCAGGGTCTTCAAACTCTTTTGAATATTCTTTCTGAATACACAAGTGACGTAAAAGAGCAAACAGATGAGTCATCAAAGCTGCAACGACAGGAAGAAAATAGAATTAATGCTTTAATCAGAGCCAAGCGAGATGAACTTGAGGCAGCGCGGCAAGCATTGTTGATTGAACTTGAGGGAGCAAAAGCAAAGGGTGATGCTAACAGAGTTCGGGAAATTGAAACAGAACTTCTGCTAAAAGAGAAAGCCGCCTTTGAGGAACTTAATCAAGTAATTAAGGAATCGACGATACTAACGGACGAACAAAAAACAAGTCTTCTTTCTGCAATTAAAGATATTGACATTCAGCCTAGCGACTTGCTTGACGTGGGGAAGAGAATTGCAAAAGCATTTAACGAAACATTTAAGGGCGCTGAACTTGACCCGCAAGAGTTTTCGCTTGCCCAATCTGATTTTATCCAAGACCAGATAAATCAATATATAGAGGCTTTTGGAGATTCAATCAGTGAAGAGGATAAAGAGAGGTTGCGGAAAATTCTTCTTGATGCTACGTATGCACAAGCGGCGAAAGGTTCAAAGGATGCTGCAGAAAAGCTCTCTGAAGAGTTAAAAAGAGACATCACCGCCGTATTGAATCAGGCTCTTGATGCTGGAATCGATGCTTTAGATGCATTTAACGAAACGAAGTACGACAACCTAAAGCGTCAGTTTGATGCAGAGAAGGAATTGATTCGGGAGCGCTCAAGCTTTGAACAGGACGTGCTAAAGGCTCAGCTTGATTCTCAGGTTATTTCTCAAGAAGAATACGCATCTCGTCTTGAGCAAATAAAGAAGAAGGAGGTTCAACGGCAGAATGAAGTAGAGCGAGAGATTTTCGAAACTGAGAAAAAGAGAGATATAAGTCAAGCCGGAACAGATTTAGCGGAAGCAATCGCTAAAGCTTTTATCAATGAAATCGCTGCAGGACGGGAGTTCCCAAAAAACGTTGCATTTGCTGGCTTGACATCAGGTATCGCAATCGCTAGATACGCTGCCCAGGTTTCTGCAATTAAAAAGCGGCAGTTCTACAATAAGAAATTTGCCGAGGGTGGTATGGTCTACGGTCCCTCTCACGAAGAAGGCGGTATTCCATTTACTGTAAAAGGTAAGAGCGGATACGAGATGGAAGGCGGTGAGTATATCGTGAACAAAAAGTCAGCGGCAAAATACAAAAGCCTTCTAGACCAAATTAACGAAACTAAGTACTCACCCAAATATAAGTTTGCTACAGGCGGAATTGTAAATGTTCAAAATGACTCAGCAAGAAGCTTAGAGCTTCTAGAGGCTATTGCAGAAGCCACTACAGGGACCGCAATTAATACTGGTCGTCCGGTACGGGCTTTCGTATCTTCGTCTGACCTTCAGAACGACAATAGCGCACGTAGAATCAAAGACAGAAACTCTAATATCTAATGGCAACATACTTCTATTCTTTTCAATCATATCCAGAGGCAGACCTTTCTGTCAAAGGTTCTATTGCTAGTTATGTTGATGACTCCAATGGCTTGGTAACTATAGAATCAGAGCCAGACTTTAGCCTGAACAATGGTGTTGTTGTCGGGGACGTTGTAAAACTTTACAGCTCGGCAGACAACTCAATTTTCATCTATGGTATTCTGACTGGAAAGGTTGGAGTAGTTGGTGGCGGCTGGGCTATATCTCTTTCTTACGATAAGAATATCTATTCTGACACTATCTCTAGTATGGATACCTTCTTGATATATGCCAAGGCTCTTACGGAACCACAGCAACCATATGACGAGTACATTACTGTAAATAGTGATGTTTCTTACGCTTATCGCATCAACGCTAGAGTAGAAACGGCTGCCTACTCAGAGCAGTATATTAGGTACAAGGTAAAAACTTACTATGACCTCATTCTAGATAGCACACGTAGATATTTCTTTGAAGACTTCAGCAATATTGCAACAGCATCTAATGCGATTATGGTTGACGATTGCGCAAGTCCAAATGGTGTAGCATACAAGGTGTATATGCCTGAGACAACTTTTGAGTTGTTTAACAATAAGTTCCGTAAGGACGTAACCTTTAGAATCATAGCCTAATGAGCTATCGCGTAGTTATTGGTGGGAATAATATTGATTTATTTCCAGAACAAGAGATTAGCATCTCCCTGGACTATTATGACAATGAGGACCCCTCGCGCATAAAGGTTCCGTTCTCCTTTGAGGACAAGTTCCCATATACCTCTAACAACAAGTCCGTATTGCAGTACAATGCTTCCAATGCGCTTGATATTGGGTCTCGCGCTAAGCAGGACTATATTATTTACAACGGTACAGCTATCATCTCTAGAGGGGAAGCGAGCATAACATCCGTAGTCATCAATAGTCCTGAGCCATACTTCAATATCTCCTTCACGGACAAGGCTGCTAACTTCGCTTCAGACCTAAGAGACCTGAAGTTCAATCAGTTGTATAACGATACGTTTTCTACGACTGCCCGCACCCTTCAGACATACTTAGAGAATAACGAGGATTACAATCAGCGTGATATTGAGATACCTTTTATTGATGTAGACAATATTCAAAAGGCAGCGGGCTATGAAGCCCGTCAGCTCACAACTTGGGGGATTGACGGTAAGAAGTTCGGTTTATTCCCTGCGCTTCGTGTCGTAAACTTTATTGACCGAGTGTTTAGTACTCTTGGATTCCAATATACATCTCAGTTTATTGCAGGAACCGCTACGTGGGAAGCAGAGGACTTGTATATGCTCTACCCATCAAATCTTTCCTCATCAGAGCCAGATAAGCGTGCGGCTTTCTTATTTCCCTATCCATACAATGTTCCATACAATCAAGACCAAGAGCTAGGCATACAGTCGGTAGAGTTTGCAGGGCAACAAGCAAACCTATCTTACAATAAGATTACAAACTATAAGTTGACAGTAGCGGACACCTATGAGCCGCACGGTCCAACAAACTACAACCCTAGCGCTACTGAAATTGCATACGATTATGGCTTTCAGTATCGAACCTCAACGGGTGTTGCCGACTTTGGTTCGGAGAACTTAGGATATATCGCATATGGCAGTGCTTTTGACGCTAAGGTTAACTGGACTGATGCAAACGGTTTTGTGACCATCTCAGGGCTTAAAACAGCCATTGTAAGCTCCGAATACGAGTACAGTGATATACTGTTCCCTGTTGCTGTTGATATTAGCTCTATTAACACGGCTAAGTTCACTCCATATGTATACATCTACGGTGGATACTCTGGTATTGACGCGGTTTCTTTCCGCATTCCTATGCGTGATGCTAGTGGAAACATTCTGTCTTTAACCCCATCTGCTATAGAAAATGCAGTTTCTATGGATGACCCAGATATTAATTTAACAGGTGGAGTAAGTAATACACTAACATTTGCGGCATTTGATGCATACATCGACCAAACCGAAGTATATCGATTCCTAGGCGGCACAAGATACTCTGTATCTATCGGACTGGAGATTTCATCTGGCTCCTTGGTCGTTGACTTGTACACAACCAATGGGATTGGTCAAGGTAATTTCCAAGCAGCAGCATTGGCTACATCTCAACAGTTTACACAAGTTGACATTCGCAAACAGAGAATATATGGTTACGAGTGGTCGGACTTAGGCTTAAAGGTTACTAACTCAAGCAAATTACCTTGTGTAACCGGTTCAGACAATTTTACTTTCCAAGATAGTCTGTCCAATAACGATTCATATACTCCGTATGACCTCTTTATTGAGATTATGCAACGCTTTGGACTTAGCATTGTATATGACTACCGCCAAGGAGAGCAAAAGTTCATCTTAGACAATATGAACGATGTTCGTTCTGCGATTCCATTGGATATCACCGACTACATAGATAATCTAAAGGAATATGAGGTTAGCGCGGCTCCAGAGAAGTACAAGAATATAGAACTCAACAACTCAGATTTTGATGGCATTTATGACAAGTTCGATAATGAAATTGTTGTTGGAAGCTACAAGGGTGAATTAAACCCCGATGGCGAAGGCGACTTTAGTATTGACTTTAAGGGCGGTCTCATTAACCCCATTAATAAATCAGTATGCCTTGACTCTTTCTTTAACGACCCACTTCTTGTTCAAGATGGATTGATATCAGTCCCTGAAGCGGGTCAGATTAAAAACGCTATTCCAGAATATCAGAAAGTAGGTCTTCGTTTCTTTTATTTAAGAGCCGCAAATAACGCTACTACGGTAAGGTATCCAGTGTTCCGGAGAAAGAACGACTACGGGCAGATAATTGACCAAAACGTATATAAATATATCACGACAGTAAAGTTACAGGGGCGCACAATTAACGGAGACGCATCTACTATTGACCTTCGCTTTGCAGATAAAAATGGAAATACTTTTGCGGCATACGATTATATTTTAAATACAGAACGCTTTAAGTCCAACGGACGCGCTAAGATTACTTTCTATGCTGCGTTCCCAAATAGCTATTTTGTAAACGGATATTTTTTTAATAGAAAGTTTACGCTTTCTACTGGAGAAACGATTATAGTTAAATCTTTTACTGATGCAAATATGTATAATCAGCACATTTACGGAAAGGTAGAAGCAATTTTTGTAGATTAAGTTAATGGCTAAGACTTACAACGACTATCCTATCTCTGCTACGAATAATGCGAAGCGTGCTTTGCGTTGGAAGCAGGAGTATGGGGATGAAGTAAAAGGGGGGACGATTGTGGGCTGGACACGTGCAAACCAATTGGCAAGCCGTGAGCCTTTGTCGGCTACAACGATTGCTCGGATGGCTTCCTTTGCCCGTCACCGTAAGAACGCCACTGTAGACCCTAAGTACGCATCTACCCCTTGGAAAGACCGCGGCTATGTGGCTTGGCTTATCTGGGGCGGTACTTCAGGTGTTAACTGGGCTATCCGTAAGTCGGAGCAGATTCGCAAGCAGAAGATGTCTGCCCACACACGCCCACAAGACAAGGAGATGATTGATGGTATCATTGATATGCTTTTGCAAATCAAGGACCTAGAGAATCGCCTAGAGGTTGCTATGAGCCAGCTAAAGCAGTTTAAGGCTGATGGCATCCCCGTAAACGAAGAAGAGTTCTTGAAGGCTGTAAAGGTTTGGTCGCAGGAGCTTTCTAAACACAAGGCACAATGAACAGTTTACCCTTATATAAAGTAGTCCTCGGGGAGAATCAGGAGAGCGGTATGTTCCGCATCTCTTTGGTTAACCGCCCAGCTATCGAGGAAGGTTTCATCACCCTCGCAGAAAAAGAGAAGCCCTCCTTTAAGTTTGCTAACGAGGAGAAGAAGCAGGTGGTTGGTCCGATTATGATTCCGGATATGCCTATCTACCGCAACAGCCCTATGATGGGCGAATACAATATCGTATTCCCTAAGGATACGATTGAAAAGATTATGTACAAGTACAGCAAGGATGGCTTGTTTAACTCTTTTAACATCGAACACGCACTTGACACACAAGACGTAACGATGCTTGAGGTCTGGATGAAAGAGACAGACCAAGACAAGAGTAACTCATACGGTTTTAATCTTCCGATTGGAACTGTATTCGTTAAGGCTCAAGTTGAGTCTGACGAACTGTGGGCTGATATTAAGTCCAATGAACTTAATGGTTTTTCCATTGAGATTAAATCCGATATCGTAGAACAAAAAATGAGTAGTGAAATGGATTTCAAATTCGCTGTAGAACTTGGTGAGCGTATTGCCAAGTTGGAGGCTGCCGTTTCTAAGATTGCCGAAGACCACTCTGCTGTTATGGAGCTATGGGCCGAAACCCAAGAGAAGTTTTCTGCTGTCGAGGAGACAGAGCAACCGCAAGAGGTAGCGGAAGAGATGTCTGCTGAGGAAGTTGCCGTAGAGGCAGCTCCTGTAGCTAAGGAAGCTCCTGCTGTTGAAGAGCCTGTAGAGGTTGCTTTGGCAGAAGAGGCTCCCGAAGTTGTGGAGAATCAGGAGACAGAACTTTCTGCTGAAAATCAAGAGTCAGAAGAGAACTCTGTTCAAGAAGCCGAATTGGCTTTGTCTGCTGAACAAGAAGGTGCTGAGGCATCATCTGAGGAAGTGGCTGAGGACAAGACACGCA